GTAATAACGAAGGAGGCATTGAAAGACGCATTCAGCAAGTTCATGCAGAATCCGTCGTACAGAAACGTTCAACTTGCGCACTCAAATATACAAGTAGGAGATGTAGTACCGAATTACACTGATAGCGAAGGGAGGTTGTGGAAAAGCGAAGTCGATGATGTCGGGATGTTTGTAGTAGTACAACTCAGAAACGACATCGAGAAAGCCAAAGAAGTCTCAGCAGAGATAAGAAAAGGCATTCTCAGGGGATTCAGTATCGGTGGACAGGCTTTCAAGCGGATGAGAAAATCAGACCCGAAGAGAGGCGACTACCAAGAAATCAGCAAACTGGAACTCCATGAAATAACGATTTGTGAAAAAGGAATTAACCCCGAAGCAACATTTAGCATACTCAAAGAAGATACGGAAGTTGAAACAATGACGACAGAAACAGAAGACAGCAATGATATGACAAAACAATTGGGCGACGTTCTTTCGCGCCTAGAAAGCCGCCTTGATGGAATGGAGAAGGGTGAGAAGCCCGCATTCCTTGAAGGAAAAGACGAGAAAAAGGATAAGGATGACGAGAAGAAATCCGGTGACGCAGTGGAAGAGACAACAGAAGTCGAGAAGTCCGCTGAGTACTCAGATGTAATATCGTCCGACTACCTTAACTGGATGGAAGATACCCTAAAGAGCGGCGGTGTAGATACCGTAGCAGCAAGGATGCACTTCGACAATCTAGAGAAGGCAAATCTTGGTTCCACTCCAGAAGAGATGGCAGCAAATGACGTACAGCGAACCGGACAGGTCAAGGGCCGAGCACAGGAGGGTGGCAAGCCATCCACTGGTGCTCTTGGAAAGACCACTGGAAGCGGTAAGGTTGCGAAGTCCGACTTCATCGACCCAGCCACTCTATCTGATGCAGACATCGAGGCCGCATATGAGGTCTACAAGGCAGCAGCACGCGAAGAGGAACTACGAGGAAGCCTTGAGCAACACTTCGCTGGTCGTTACACGCACGAGAGGAATGCAGAGATAACAAAGGCAGAGGCAGCGGCATTCGATGCTCGCAGCCCCCTCGCAGACATTCAGAAGTCTATCGAGGAACTAGCCGCACGAATTGACGGAATTGGAGCACCAGCCGAAGTTGGCGAGGAGATTCAGAAGTCCGAGTCAGCACCATCCATAGTCGTACCTTCGACTGAGGATTTGGCTACAATGTCTTGGGACGAGGTTCACAACTTGGCGAACAAGGTACTAGAGTGAGACTAGAAAAAACAGGAAAAAAACGGAGTTGAAGAAAAATGGCACGGAATTACGTACGAACGATAACTGACATGGAGCGCTACTACTATGGCGCAGGGAACGCAATGGGGTATTCATACTCCGGTAGTGAACTACTCAAGGCCGATAGCCCTATGCTATCGACCACAGGTGGTACCTACCAAGCAATTTACGGCAGGAAAGTCTGGTCGCAACTGAACCAAGAGTTCAACGCATTCAGCATACTACCCAAGAAGCCTTGGGACAGGAGCGGATGGAGAGTCATAACTGGCCGACCAAACAGCGGAACACTACACGGTGGAGTTGCAGAGAACGCAACACTGCCTGAGACAGTCAAGCCGACCTTCCAGCACGTGGCCGCAAAGCCGAAGACTATCGCGCACACCTTCGATATGTCCGAGACAGCAATCTTCCTAGCAGACAAGGATGACGGATTGGGAGATATCCGCTCAGTCATGAAGGAAGAGATGGGCAAGCACCACGCTGAGATGGTGAACAAGATGCTCTGTACAGACGTCGACACACCTGCTGGGAACAACTTTGAGTCGCTAGACCGAGTTACCGCCGCATACAGCAACAATGCAACGACCACAACTGGTCTAGTCAACGGTCACGACAATCTAAGCGCTGACTCTGACCTAGACATCTACAGCATCGACAGGAGCGCAAACTCATGGTCGAACGCTGAGATGAGCAACAACGCGGTGAGCAACACCTCGACTGACAGAGTTCTGTCTCTCGACCTTCTGGACGAGATGTTCCAGAAACTCTGGGTCCGTGGTGGAAACCCCAAGGTTATGCTAACTGGATACGACACTCTGATGAGACTACAGCAACTACTACAGTCCCAGCAGAGGTTCATGGAAGAGAAGAGGGTTACCCCCACCTACAACGGTGTAAAGGGTGTACCCGGTGTAGAGGCTGGTTTCATAGTAGCCACATACAACGGTGTACCAATCATCCCAACCAAGAACATGCTTACAGACACTCTCTCAAGGGTGTACTTCCTAGACACTGATTACCTGCACTTTAGCACTGCAATACCAACACAGTACTTTGAGTCTGGAATTGAGACTGGTGACCCATTCGCAATTAACAGGCTAGGTCAGGAAGGACTATACCGAACAATGGGCGAGATATGGACTACTTTCTTTGGAGCGCATGGAAGTTTGAGGGACTTGAAGTGAGGCTCTCAGCAGGGAAATAATGGAGTGATGAAAAATGGCAGAAACACTAACAGTAACAGCAGCAGGCGGAAGTATGACAGCAACCCTCGTGGGTGCATGGGAACTCAGAGCGGGTTCTCACGACACCACTGAGTGGCTAGACGGTGCAGCGGACACGACCTACCCCGGTGGTGGACCCGGTACCTTCAGTGCCGTGAACACCAGTGGGGCTAACGGATACGACCCAGCCCCAAAGATGGCAATAATTACACTAGGAACAGTAGCAGACAGCAACACCGTCACATTAAGCGGTGGAGCATCAGCAGTTCTCGGCGCATTCGTTTCTAACGGTGATGCTAACGTAGCACAGGGAGTTGGTGCAAACCACTCTGGACTCGTTGTCACACTAGAGACCGATGGCGCAGTATCAGCGGCACAACTACTGGTATTCTACAACTGAGGTGGCTAAGTGCCTACCGTAACCTATGACGGCAAATGGGCTACACGGCCCAACAGAGACGTCAGGATGGGCGAGTGGATACGTGGTGAAACCGTTGAAGTAACGCAAGCATGGTTAGACGAGTGGAGACACTCTTTGAAGGGTGATTTCACCGTTGTAGGAGACGAGGGTCCACGAATGGATGCCGGAGGAGATGGCCTACCAGACAGTGGCTGGAGAAAAGCAGACATCATGTCTTGGCTTGACGATAACGGCATAACCATATCAGGAGGATACAAAACCAAATCATCTCTACTTGCATTGGTCGAAGCCTCCTTAAGTCCAGCCCCAGTCGAGGAACCAGTAGTCGAGGCCGAACCAGAGGTCGTTGAAGAAGTAGTCGAGGAAGTAGTCGAGGAAGTAGTCGAGGAAACACCAGCGGTTGAAGAGGAAGTCCTAGATACAGCAGACGAAATAATGGAGCAGTGAAAGAATGGCATTTAGTAGTACACAGGACAGTAGAACGCACGTAATGGGAGACCTAATGATGGTAACCGGAGATTGGAACGCAGCAAGCGTAGCCACAGGCTCGATAGTAACGGGTCTATCGGAGATACTTGCATGCGGAGTAATGGGCGACACCTTTGGTGACGTCACTGGTGGAGGCGTAGACGGAGCATTTGCTATCGTCGCAGACGCAGCACCCGGTACATTGGTAGTAGATTGCGTAACCAGTAACACTGGTTCTTGGTGGGCACTAGGAAAGCGCTGATTAAGGCGGTGACCTAGATGGCAGCAAAAGATATCCAAGTTCTTGGACCATACGCACCTGCTGATTTCAGTGGTGCTGGGAACAATGGTGCTCTTAGCGTAGCCATGACAGCAGACATAGAGGGACTTGATTCCTATGACGGTAGTAAAGTCGTCTCAGTAGAGCCTATTACAGTCCTAGGGAATATATTTCTTGTAGTGTATCAGAAGCCGTGATTAGTAGGTGGTGTTGTGAGTGTCTGGATTCGAGTTACAATCGCTTGATATCGACGACATAAGCAGAGCAGCCAAGCAGAATGTTCGTGTGGACGTACAGTATAACACTGAGTCGGTAGATACCGATGCCCCACTAAAGGGGATTACTAAGAAGCAGA